GCATGGCTTATCGCAAATTCATAGCCTCATTCCTGGCTCTGCTGATCATCAGCACAAACGCAAGCGCGGGTTTTTCGTCCATGCGCCCACCGCCCGGCTATTCTCGCGCTCCCAGCGGTGCGACTCAACAGCCCGGATGGGGTCCAAGTTACAAACCGGCTCAAGGTGAATTTTATGATTTGGGCAAACAGCAATGGATGACCACTGCCAGCTTGAATACTGGCGGCCGTGAATTAACTGTTCCTGTCGCCATGCCCCTTGCTACTGGTGCTGGTGTCGCTCTCGCCATTGCTACTGCTTTTTCAAGCAATCCCGCTATTTTGTTGGGTACTGCTGCATGGGCGCTTTATCAGGCTTATCTTGATCAAAAGGACATCATTGCTAACAGCAATGGCACGTTTATTCAAAAAAAACCGGGTGAGGCTAATTGTGAGGCTTTCGTCGGCACACCTCCTGCACATAGCAGCGTCTATGGCTATGCGGGCTGGTCTGAGAGTTGGGGCTCTTATCTGTCCGGTGAGGAGTGCATGTGGGGCTGGACTGTCACCGGTCCCCAAGGTCAAACATGGAAAGAGCATATCCAGGTTGTTCCCAAAATTTCGTCCATCAAATATGAGCCGTTGACCCCTGCCCAGGTGAGTACAGAAATGGCCAATATTCCAATGAATAAGCCATTGATTGATGCCTTGCCCATGCCTCTACCCGTGAAGTCTCCCGTATTCAATCCAAACAGTGAAGGCGCTCCCAAAGTCCTTCGAGTTCCTCAAGGTTCACCCTCGCCCCTGCCTTTACCCAGTCCAAACCCTAATAATTTGCCTCAGTCGTGGAAAACACCTGTTATTGATATCGTTCCTTCGCCGACCGTAGATGATCCTTGGCGCGTTGAAATAATCCCAAAAGATATCGTTAAAACGGACCCTTCCCCCTTGCCTGATCCGTTTAATCCGACTGCTCCATTACCGACACCAGTTACGCCGGCAGATAGTGACCCCGGAACAACTGAAACAGCTTCAACAACCCCTCCCGGCTTGTGCACTGAGTACCCTGATATTTTGGCGTGTGCAAAACCTGTTTTTGATACACCTCAAAATCCAGATTTGGAAACCAGACCGAGGGAAATAACCTATACCCCTGATAGTGGGTGGGGCTCTGCTGGTGCCTGTCCTGCTGCCCGCCATCTCCCAGGCGCAAACGTCGATTTTGAATTCACCCTCGTGTGTGATTTCATGTCAGGAATCAAACCTGTGTTGCTGACGGTTGCCTCCCTGGTCGCTGGAATGATCATCATTGGCGCTCGTGGTGGGGCGGCTGAATAATGGGCGCGCTCGGCACTTGGCTGGTGAGTCTTGCGACCCCTGCCGTTTTTGGAGTACTCAAGGCTCTAGGCTTTGGCTTCGTTACCTTTGCCGCGCTCACGGCTGCATTGAATGTTGCGCTGGATGCTGCCCGCTCTTCATGGGGTGGCGTCACTGGTGATCTGCTCGGCCTTCTCCAGTTGGCCGGGGCTGGTACTGCCTTCTCAATTGTGGCCGGGGCCATGGTCGCCCGTGTTGCCATTCTGTCTGCCAAAAAACTTCAGGTTCTTGCCTAATGATCACGCTTTTTACGGGGATGCCCGGGGCCGGTAAAACGGCTTCCATGGTCGACTACCTGTCAAAGCTCCCGGGCGATCGTCCTATATTTGCTGATGGCCTGAATGGGCTCAAAATCCCGCATACACCCTGTGATGCTTCCAAGTGGCACGATGAATTACCCGATGGTGCCATTCTGGTTATTGACGAGGTGCAGCGTGTTTGGCGTCCCCGTGGATCTGGTGCCCGTGTTCCTGATTCTGTCGCGGCGCTTGAAACTCATAGGCACCGCGGTATTGACGTATTCATCACGACCCAATCCCCTCGGTTGATGGATGCCAATGTCCGGGGCTTGGTGGGTCGGCACGTTCACATCAGGGATACAGGCATTTTGGGCCGCTACTGGTACGAGTGGCCGGAATGCAATGATTCGATGCAGTGGAAAACCTGTATCAACAAAAAACGGATTTCTCTACCTAAAAAGAGCTTTGATCTTTACACCTCGGCGTCACTGCATACCGTGCCAGTCCGGGGCGTTCCCCGTGCGCTGATTTATGGCCTTCTGGCGCTGGTGTCCTTCTTCGTCCTGGCGTTTTTCGTGTACCAGATTTATGCTAAAACGCAGGCCCCAAAACCTGACGCCTCAATTCCCGCTCCCTTGGCTGCTGGTCCTGTTGCTTCCGGTCCCGTTGGTCACTCTGTCGAGCTTGTGCCCGCTCTCTACGATCCAACCGTTTTTTATCCCCGTGATTCGTCCAAGCCTGAAACGGCTCCTGCCTATGATCATTTGCGGGTTGTGGTGGCTATGCCCATTGTGAATGGTGGAATTTGTATGGGCAAAAAATGCAAGTGCTTGACAAATCAGGGCACTGATTCGGGCCTGTCCTCTGACGAGTGTCGAACCTGGATGGAACACCGCCCGTTTAACCCCTACCTGCTGCCTGATGCCCCTGTCGGTGCCAGTGGCCCAGCCAGCGTCCCGCCAGCCGTGCCCGTTCCCCCTGCTCTACCTGTTGCCGATCTGTCTGCCGGGTACTCTGCCTCTATGCCAGAACCTAAAACCCGCCTTTACTGATCAACATGAATTCACGATAAACCGGCAGCGATTAGCGTTAACCGGTTTTGAGGCGTCCGGGGGTATGGGGGCTCCCCCCATGGTGACTGCTTCCCTGCTAACATTTCAATTGTCGCCACAGCCTTTGCTCGTTGACAATTTATACATCGTATGAAGTAGGCGACTGAATCAGCGGCTGTAGCTCCAAACGAAACGAGGGCCGCGCCAGTCGCTACAAATGCTTTTTTTAGCGCGGCTTCCAGCTTCACCCCCTTGGCAGTGCCTTCGTGTTGGCTGATTACTGCCCGCGCTGTCCATGCCTCTGCATCCAATCCCGCCAGATTTGCCATCAGTGCAACGTCTGCCGGTGGGCACGTTGTCCGGCCTTTTCTCCAGTCCCCAATTCTTGATCTGCTTACCTCTAGTTGTCGCGCCAATTCTGCGTCGCTACCAGTCGCAATGACTGCCCGATTGATTAACTCAATTAAATAGTTCGGATTCATGTTTTTTCCTTTGACTTTGTCCCATTTTCTGGCACATAATCCAGCGTGCCACTTTTTGGCACAAATTAGCCCTTGACAGGCCCTATTAAATCAGGAATGACCCATGATCACAATTGCAATCACCTCTCCCGAAATCCGCGAAATGAAGGGAATCGGTAAAACGTCCGGTAAGCCTTACCACATGCGAATCCAAACGGCCCATGCTTTCACGGTGTCCGCTGATGGCGTCTTGGCTGAGTTTCCCGACAAATTCGAAATTGCACTTGATGAAGGTCAGTTCCCCTACCCTCGCGGCAAATACGTACTCGCTGATTCGTCCGTGATGGTGTCGCGGGATGGTCGGCTTGAAGTCCGTCCCCGCCTCGTCCCTGCCGCTGCCCCTGCTGCCAAGTAAGGCGCGGCCATGTCTCCCGCTGATGTTGTCCAAATTAACCATGTCGCACGGCTGGCGGTTCTCGCCATGTGTGCCCGTGGTGTGGCTGCTGCTGAGTTCGATCAGTCGCCCGAAATCACCAAAATTTGCATCATTGTCACCCGTGAGGATGGCTGTGAGTTGCCAGTGGACGTCGAGTATCTCGGCTCTCACTCTATGCCAGTTGGGGGGATGAGTCTGTGAAACCCGTCAACCTTTTCGGACATTTTTGCAACCCTGCAGGCGGTTGGTTTCGCGTCTGCGGTGGTCGTTGCGTCACGTTGGCCAATGCGTTCACGCACATGGCAATTGTTGAGGCTCGCTCGAAATGAGTTACCCATTTTCTGCTCGTCTTCCTAATGGTCAGGTTCGCCCTTTTGCCTGCGCTGCCGTTTTCAATGCCTACGTTTCCCAGTGGCCAGACTCTGAATTCATCAAGGTTTGGCCTGTCCCTTATTGCTGCTTGATTCAAGCCCGAAAAGCTCCGTTCTGATCATGCACAAGCCTTGCGCCCTCCCCGTTTCCGCTTTCCGGCCTTCACCCGTCCAAGGCGGCATGTTCGCTGCTGCGGCTGTTGCGGCTGCTGGCCGGGACTCGCGCAGCGAGGCCGGGCCAGCGGGCGCGGGGCTTGTCCCATTTAAAACAACTCGCCAAGCGGGTTTTTCTTCCGAAATTTCATTCGCAAAACCCATCGTGGCCGAGCGTCGAATCAACCGCCTCAAGCGTTCCGTGTGGGCTTCTGGTCACCTCCACGGATTGGCTGAAAACGGCTTCAGGCCGTCCAAGTGCTGGTTTGTGACCCTGACCTATGCCAATGCCAATGCGTGGGCTCCTACCCACCTTTCCGACGCCATCCGGGGCTATCGTTCATGGTGCAAATCTAAGGGCGTCCCCTGCCGTTACACATGGGTTGCAGAAATTCAGCCTAAGCGCCTCGAACGTACCGGGCAGGCTGTCGTCCACTACCATTTGCTTGCATGGCTCCCCGTGGGTGTTTCGATGCCTCATTGGGACAAGATGACCCGCAAACATGGCGGCATGCGCTCAGAGTTTTGGCCCCATGGCATGACCAACACTGAAAAGGCGTTTTCAGGGGTCGGCTATCTCATGAAATATTTGTCCAAGCTGGGCGAATTGACCATTTTTCCCAAGGGTTTACGCCTCTACGGTATCGGCGGTCTTACCGGTGAAGGTCGCGCGGTTCGCCGTTGGTACAACCTGCCCGAATGGGTCAAGCTCTCGGGCGGTGTCGGTGATGTGGTCAAGGTTGGCAACGCTTTTGTCCAGCGCGAAACCGGCGAAGTCATCCCCCCTGCCTACTCCGTCAAAAAAACCCCGTGGGGGCTCGTCCTTACCGCCCTTCGTACCCTTCCAGAAAAGTGGTTCGATGGTGCCTTTTCAACATTTCCAAGATTGGCAGGTGCCTAAATGGCTTTCGCTTCTGATGCTCAACGTCGATATTTTTTTGCCAATCAAGGCGGATTTTCTGCGGCTGCAACAGATCGTGCGGTTGCTCGAAATGCGGTTGATCGTGAGGCTGCGGTCCGTGCCCATTATGAGGGACAGGGTTTTTCCGCTGCTGCTGTTGATCGTGCCGTTGAACGTGCCCGCGAAAACGGGTTCGGCGCTTTTGAGCAAGAGGATACAAGCAACTGGACTGGCAAACAGTGGGCCGAATTCAAGTGAAATTTCAACTCGTTAACCATTCCTTCCAGTGGTTAACCGGGTGCAATTCCGCGCCAATTCTTTAACTTTTGATTGGAAAATCTCATGAATAAAACTTTCGCTCGCCTTGGTGCTTTGTCCCTGTTGTCTACTGCTGGTGCTGCTTTCGCTGCTGTGCCTGCCGAAGTGACAACCGCAATCGGTGACATGAAAACTGATGCTTTGGTGGTTGCTGGTGCCGTTTTGGTTGCCATCATCGCTGTTGCCGCAATCAAGTTCATCCGCAAAGGCCTGTAAATGGCATCCTTCCAAGTCGATGGGGTTTGCTATTCCTCCGCGCTCGCTGCTGTTCAGGCTATGGCGGCGCGGGAAGTTGGCTCTCTCCACCAGCTTGGAAGTTCTCTCGTAGTCGTTGACAGTCCGACACAAACTGACTCGTCAATCACATATTCATTCCGTGATGCCTCAACCGGCGCCACGTTCTCCAGCGTCCAGCCTGTGACCCTCCCGCCTTGTGGCCTGCTTGATACCGCTGACGGTCTCATCATTGCTTGGGGCATTGCAACCGCTTGGATTGTTACCGCTGGAATTCTTTTTCTCCGTCGAGGGCTGCACGAATGACACCCGGTTTTGTCGCTGTAATGCTTGCTGTTTTGGGGTGCGCATGGCTTATCGCAAATTCATAGCCTCATTCCTGGCTCTGCTGATCATCAGCACAAACGCAAGCGCGGGTTTTTCGTCCATGCGCCCACCGCCCGGCTATTCTCGCGCTCCCAGCGGTGC